CTTCGTTTGGTGGTTCTGCTGTTTTTGTTTCTGATACTGAAAATCCAAGTATTGTCCATACTGTTTGTGGCGATGATTTAAAAATTTCTTTTAAGCGTCGTTCTGATGAAGACCCAAATAAAGATAAAGAAAATCCTAAACCTGACAAAGACAAAGATAAGAAAAATGATAATAACTCTACAAATTCAAGTGACAAAGACAAAGAAAATCCTGATAAAAAGGACAATAATGAAAGCTCAAACAACTCTAGCGGAGAGAGTGGCAACCCTTCAAATAATAATAGTGGTGGCTCTGCTGGCAATGGTTCTAGCGGTGGCGGTGGGGCTGGTGTAGAAACAAAGCCAAATCCAAATCATAATGGCAACGGCAAAGAAGACGGCAAGAGTGACGGCAAAGGTGAAGAAGGCAAGGGCGATGATAATATTGGACCTGCTAAATTAGATTACGAAGGTTTAAAAGCTAGTTCTGAAACTTTTGAAGGTCAATTTAAAACTGCTATTGATGATAGTTTTAGCTTTGTTAATGACGTAAAAGCTAGCCTAACAGATACTTTGCAAAAAATTAAAGACGGAAATTTAATGTCTTTGAAAAAAGGGGCTGTGCCGACAACTTGCCCTTTGAGTTTTCAAATTGATATGACTTATTTTTCTAAGAATTTAACTTTTGATTTTTGCAAAATTGTTTCGCCAGTTTCTTCATCTCTTTATATTTTATTTTACTTGGCTTTCTTTATCTTGTTTTTGGTTGTAACTATTAAATTATTTATTTTAACGTTTATGGGGTGGTAGCATATGCCAGCAATTATAGCAATGATTGTTAATTTCTTTGGTTTTTTTAAATGGGGAAAAATTGTTGATTATGCTCTTCGTGTTGTCACTTTTTCAAAAATGGTTATTATTAATGCCATTTTGGGCGGTTTAATCCTTTCTTACGCAACTGCTGTTCTCTATATAATCAATTTTATATATTCTAAATTTAATTTTGTAGTTGATTATGTTAATAATTTGCCAACTGGTAATGATAAAATTTTAACTACTGCTTTGGCTTTTATAAAATCTCTTGGCGCTTGGAATGCTTTTTGTGATGTAATGGCTATTTTTTCGCCTATCTTTTTAAGCTTTTTTCTTATTTATGCTACAAAGATTGGCATTGTTGTCTTTAAATTTGTTCGAGAAACAATTTTATCTTTTGTTGTTGCAAAGTCTTAAAAAATGATTACGTATTTAATTGGCAATCCTGGAAGTGGTAAAACATATTACGCAGTATATATGATTTATCAGCTCTTTCTTTACGAGCCAAAGAAGACATTTTTGACTAAATTTGTTAAGCCTAAAGAAAAGTCTAATTATTCATTTTGCTACACTAATATTAATGAATTTAAATTTGAGCTATCCGATAAATTTAAAAAGTTTGATTTTGATGAATTTTATTTAGGTTTAAGAAATTTATATGCTCTTTATAAGACTGGTGCTACCGATAACGAAGTAAATGAGAAAGCCAAAGAGTTAAATTTATATGGTTGTGTATTCGTCCTTGACGAGTGCCATAACTACTTTAAAAATCAAAAAGATGAAATTCTTGTTTGGTGGCTTACATATCATAGGCACTTATATCAAGATATCTATCTTATTACTCAAGATTTAACTTTAGTAAATAACGAGTATAAACGCATTGCAGAGAAATTTTATAGGGCTGTTGATAGCTCACGAAGATTATTTTCAAAAAAGTTTCGTTATGAAATTTATGCATCTTATAGACTTTTTAAAAAAGATAGATTAGAGATTATTAATATCTCATTTCTTCAAGAAGTTTTTGATTTATATCATTCAGGGCAAAGCTCAACTAAAAAATCATTTGTTCGCTTTTACTTTTTCTTAGCTTTTTTAGTCTTTATTTTTCTCTTGCTTTTCTTTTATTTTGTCGTAATGTCTTTATTTGAAACCGATAAACCTAAAAACGAGAATTTGCCTATTGAAAACAAAATTCCTGCTCCAGTTTCCGAGCAACCTAAAAATTCAAGTTTATTCTTTGATGATAAAAAGCCTAAAAATAATAATATTGATCTTCCCGAAATTTACATTTATGATATTACTTGTCTTAATAATAATTGCCATTTTAGCGATGATTATCATTTATACCCATTATCATTAATCACTTACATTTCTTCAACGCATACCCCATTATATTTTTATTTCGAGCCAAAATCTCACGAGCTTGTTAAATACTACTATGTATTTGACAAGCCAGTTTTTCAAAATTTACAAAAAAATAACAAAGGTGTTTCCGATGAAAAGTTTAATCAAATTCCTAATTCTTCCGTGCCTGCTATTAAATAGCCTTTTTTCTGCTGAAATTTACACTGATTTGCTAGATTTCGCACGTTTAACAAGCAAGGCTAACAATATAGCTATTGTAACTGATGAGAGTATTCATCAAGGCGAATATTACTTTATCTATCAAGACGAAGTAAAAATTACGATTTCGATGTTTAGAAAGATGCTTGAAGCAAAGAATTTATATCTATATAAAAAAGATAATTTCTACTATGTAAGCTCTCAAAAATTGCCTGATTATGATCTTAGGCGAATTGATCTTAAAAACTACGTTGTCGAAGATGTCAATAAAATTTTAAGCCAGTTTGATCTTAATGCTACCTATGCGACCGCTTCAAACTCTGTTTTTTTTAGGGCCGATGATTATATTTTTGACCAGGTAAAAGATGCTATCGCTAAGATAGATAAAAGCTTAGAGCAAGTAACATTTAAGCTTACAATTACTGAAACAAATTTAAAAGATATAAAAGATTTAGGCACAAATTTACAAGGCTTACTTAAGCCACTTAATCACGGCGATTTAGCCTATTACATAAATTTAATTACTTCCCCTTACATTACTAATTCAAACGTCATTAAAAACGATGATAGTGCATTTTTTGGCATATTAAATTTTCTTGATACAAATGGCATTACAAAAATCATTTCTTCGCCAGTCTTGACGGCAAAAAATCACACAGAAGTTTATTTTAGCTCCGTCCAAAATATCCCTTATCTTGTTTCAAAAACTGATATATCTAACGTTAATTACCAAAAGACCGATAGTTACGAATATAAAGACATTGGTTTAAAAATCAACTTAAAGCCTATAATTCTATCCGATCATATCGATTTTGACTTACATCTTATATTAGAAGATATCCTCTCTCAAAGTTCATCTTTAACGCCCATTGTTTCAAAGAAAGAGCTTAAAAGTTCGTATTCTTTAAAGCGTGGCGATGTCTTGGTTCTTAGTGGTATCAACAAAAAAACTACTGCTAAGCAACGTAATGGCGTCCCTATCCTTAAAGATATTTGGCTTTTAAAGTATCTTTTTTCAGTAGAGCAAGACAGTGAGATAAAATCTGTTTTAACTCTCACAATTCAAATTTTATAAGTTTTAAGGGGTGTAGGGGATATCCCCTACAAAAGGCGAGTAGTAAGTTTTTTAGTTCGTCCAGCTTTTTCGAGCCGTGCAACAAACGAGCCAGCTGGGTCATAAAAGCCCCCTTTCGCCTAAGTGTGTTTTGGCGTAGCCAAAAAGCCAACCATTTGTGCGGACGAAGTCCGCCAAATGGTGGCTCTTGTCAAATTAATAAAAAACTCTTACCTTTAAGGAAGTGAATATGCGAGCAAGGAATTTATACGGTGTTTCGCCCTTTGATGTAGGGCTTTGTCAAGAGAAGCTTGATAGTCAAAGGGAGTATATGCGCTCTTTCTCTTTTGTCAATAGTTTAGGGCAGGTTAGAAATTTGCTTGATATTTCAATGTCAGCAAACTTTAGCCCTAAATATTACGCTGAAGTTTCGAACCGCGTTAATGTGTTTAGCTCGTTTGCGATCGATAATTTTTTAGTGCCAGTATTTTTAACCATTACGTTAAATGGCTGTTTTAGGGGTGCTTTAAATGGCGATTATTCTAAATTTAAGCCTATTGATTATAAATATTTGCCTGATGAAGTTAAATATAAGGCTAAAAATTTAGCCCCTTTGACTATTTCTGATTTGGTGGCTGTTCTTAATCATCAATGGAATTTATTTATTATGCGATATTCAAGAAGATTTAAAAGAATAGATCGAAGTTATATAAGATGCTTCGAGCCACACAAAAAAGACGGCGTGCCACATATCCACGCTTTGTTTTACGTTCCAGTCTATACGCTTGATTTTATGAAAAGAATTTATATGAATATCTTTTATGCTCCACAAAATTTAAAAACAAACGCCATTACGAGCGAGCAAGAGAAAAATGGCGAATTAAACGGCTTTCAAACTAGCATAAATAATCCTAGTGGCTACGTGATGAAATACATTCAAAAGACTTTCATAAATTTAAAAGAAACTCAAGATTTTGATGAGCTTTCTGCGTGGTATGTAAAGCATAAAGTTAGGCGTTTTCTAAGCTCACGCACTAAAGTGCCTTTGTGGGTATATAGAAAGATAAATTTTATTAGCTCAATGCAAGATTTTTACCATTTAAATGACCTAACAAATGATCCTAGGGCATTGATAGAGTGGAATAAAAAAGATGATTATATTTACATAAATTTGCCTTTTAATAAAGAAGAGATCATTTATTTAAATGGCAGATTGGAGCATTTTATAAATGGCAGGCTTATGAATTTTTACGATATATTAAAGATAAATAATAAAATTGATGAAGATGCAAGCGATGAAATAAAGAATTTTGGTAGCACTTTAAAACAAAGGCAAATTTTAAAAATTTGCGATGAATTGTTTAAGACTGAAAAAAGAGTTAAACCAGTAAGTAAAATGCGAGATTATGAGCTAGTTAATTACTATCAAAGCTTGGGCGGTGATGTAAATGTTCAACACTTGGCTTACGTTGAAAATTTAATGCTAGATCGTAATTTAGATAACTTTACACACTATCACGAAAGGCACGATCTTAATGCCCCTGATATTGATAGCTTTGTAGATCGTTTTTTGATTTGTAATGAGTTTTAAAATGTCTTTAAATGATCTTTTTGATAATTATATTAGCTATTACGAGCTTATATTAAGCCCTTCAACTCTTAGAAGTGATATAGCCACATATAACAAGCATTTTAAAAACTCTCTTGGCTTAAGAGATATAAAAGAGATAAATTTTATTGATATTCAAAAATTTTGTAATGATCTAATAAAGCAAGAATACAAGATAAAGACAATTAAAAATATTGTTGCTAAACTTAAAGTTATCTTTAAGCTTGGTATAAAACTGGAGCTTATAAGTAAAAATCCTTGCGATTTTATAGAGCTTCCAAAATTTGACAATAAAAGATACTTTGATTATTCGATATCTATTCAAAAACGCTTTATAAAAGCTATTTGTGAAAATACCGATGCAAACTCTGATATATTCTTTTTCTTACTTCATGGCAGACGAAAAAATGAAGTATTAAGCCTTAAATTTAGCGATATAAACTTTAAAACAAGGACTTATACTATCCCTTTTAAGATCAATAAGGCGAAAAGAGATATGATTTATAAGATGAGCGATGAGCTATATTCTAGGCTTTATAAAAGATATATAGTAGCTAAAGAGCAAAAACGTCTAAATGATTATGTTTTTATTAATCCTATGACAGATGATAAATTTAAAGATTTACGTAAAAGCTTGTATAATTCAGGGTTTCTTTTTTCCCAGTTGTATAAAGTTGTTATGTCTTTTTTGATGATTTTTGCGATTTCTTTCTTTTTCATTTGTATATTTCTATTTATTTTATTTAATTTTAAGATTTTATTTGTAATAATTCAAAAGTTGTTTTAGAATTATTCAAAAATTGTTTGATTATATCTAATTTTTTAAATTTTGCCCTGAATATGGCATTAAACTATTTTAGCCCCGTTTGGACGAAACACCTTTTCGGGGCTATGTTAAATGGTGTTTCAAAAATAAATAAACTAAAAAAGGTGTTAAAAATGCAAATCGTTAAATCTGACTATGATTTAAAATACATTCTTAAAGGCGGTCTTGTAAGAAGTTCAGCTTCTGGCAAGTTTGAAGGCAATGATTACTCTTCTTCTGTTCGCATATCTTCATCAAATATCTATGACGTCGAAAACGAAAAAACTGGCTTTACTGATGAAGTAGAGCAAAAGGTCGTTTTTAAAATTATCTGCCCAGACAATAACACGGCTGGACTTGTAGCGAGTGCGATAAAAGAGAAATTTCGTAAAGGCGAAGAGATACCGGTTGAAGGCGGTTTCCCAAACGATCAAAGAATAATCACAATAGCAAATTCAGTTGAATACTTCCTATATGACACAAAGCCAGCTAATAAAGCTGATAAGAAACAATAAATTAAAGGGGTTTAGCCCCTTTAACTATTTAAAAAAGAGTGTTTCCTTTTTTAAGTAGTTAAAGACTACTAAATTTCTTAAAAAAGGATTTCAGATGAAATTTCTTGCTTCTGCTAAATCTAAGGTTTTAGCTGGTGTTGCGGCTGTTTCAGCATTATCAAGTAATGCTTTTGCTGCTGGTATTACTATGGCATCTGACGGCACTGTTACAGGTGATCTTAACGTTGGTCCGTTTATGAGTATCGCTGGTGCTGTTCTTGTTGCTTATGGCGTATTCTTCGCTGTTAAAAAGGGTCTTGGTCTTTTGAGATAAAAGGCTTTTTTCTCTTTGAAATGGTGTTGCCCCTTAATTGGGGCTAATTTTTAAAAAGGTTAAAAATGTATTTTGATTTTATAGACGTTACGAAATTTGGTATATTTTTAAACTCTTTCTTTGGTGCTGTGATCGTTTTCTTTGCGATAGTTTTTTCCATATCTTCAGCTCTTAGCCTTTTTAGAAATTAGCCCTTAAATTTATAGCTTAAAGCAGAGTGCGAAGCAAAGCTTTAAGCCGACAAACGAAGTGCGTCAGTAATGTATAGGAAATAAATATTATGGATAAAGTCTATCTAAATTTAACAATTGAGCAATATAACTTCTTGATGTCCTTAACTGGGGCGTTGTGTGGTTTCTTGCTTTGTATGTTTATTTTTATAGTCCTATCCAAAATTTAAAAAAGGTGTTTAAATGTTTAGTATTATAGGTGTCCCAGCTTTTGATTACTTCTTTTCTATATTTGTTTGGTTTATGATTTTAACTCTGCCGATTTGTGCTGGCTTAGTCTTATTCACAAAAAAGGCTTTTTAAGGATTTCATATGAAAATTCTTTTAAAGCTTTTTTGTTTGCTTAGCTTAGTGATCTCTTTTTCTTTTTCTAAAAATTGCGATAGTGGCGAGTGTTTTGTTATTCGTGATAAAGACTTTGGTAGCTCTTTTAAGCTCGTCGATGGTAAATTTTTAAAAGGTAATAATTATTTCGGTATTAGACGGCCAGAAATTGGTTATTACTATATTTATTCTTTTACAATTACTCAAGAAGCTTATTATTTTTTAGGCTCAAAAACTCCTGGTTTTTATGATGGGTTTGGCTATGGTTGGGTTTATATTGGTGGTGAGCTTAGGACTGGTCGTTTTGGTCAGCGTCCTGGTGGTGGTATTTTTGATCATTTTGTTGTTTCTGATTATCCTAAAGATCCTGTTTTTAATTATTATGATTTTATTGTTTTTGTTACAAAAGAAGTTGGTAGATGCTCTATAAATCAAGAATTTAACACCGATACTATGCAATGTGTTGATACTTGCCCAGCTGGTCAGGCTTGGGACGTTGATATTAACGCTTGCGTTAATGATTGCACCGATAAAAATTTAAATAAATTTGGTTATTTTAATGGCACAACTCAAGGAAAATGTGTTGATTGCTCTAACGCTTATAGCGATAGAGATATAGCTACTTGTCTTTGCACTGGTCTTGGCT